AATAATTGTAGATTATACAAATGGCTACTTACAACGACTATCCTCAATCTGCTACCAACAACGCTAAGAAAGTATTAGCGTGGAAGGAGAAATATGGCAAGGAAGTTAAAGGAATGACTTCTGTAGGGTGGACTCGTGCAAGACAATTAGCATCAAAAAGAAAGCTATCATATGACACTATTGCTCGAATGGCTGCGTTTAACCGCCATCGCAAGAATGCTGCGGTTGACCCTAAGTATAAGGATACGCCTTGGAAAGATCGAGGCTATGTCGCTTGGCTGGGGTGGGGAGGAACTTCAGGCGTTAATTGGGCGATTAGGAAAGCTAAGTCTATCCGAGAAGGAACAGTTAAGGCTAGTGTTGATATCGCTGACCTCCCGTATGGCAATCGCAAAGTCAAGGCTGATTGCCCAAAGAAGGATGGCAAGAAAAAGGATTGTAAAAAAGATTACTGCTCCTGCTACGCTACTCAGGGAGAAGATGGTAGCGTTAAGAAATCACCTAAAGCACCTAAGAGCGATACTCCTGAGAAGAATCCTAAAGGTGTTGGAAAAGGTGGAAAGCTATCTCCAAAGATTATTAAGTCTATAGAGACTAAAGTAAAAACTTATAATGAGAAGTATCCGGATAAAAAGATTGGTGTTAGAGCTGCAAAGCGTGTTGTCCTACGTGGTATGGGTGCATACAATACATCCCACTCACCGAAGGTTACTTCAGCAGTCCAATGGGGACTTGCAAGATTAAACGCATTTATGTACCTGGTAAAGAATGGTAAGCCTTCTAACCCTAAGTACACACAAGATAACGACTTGCTACCTAAGTGGCATAAAAAAGCAAAGAAGTAATGGACGATAAGAAATTACCATTATACGATATAACACTAGAGGATTTTGAGCAGGGGATGTATAAAATATCCCTTGTAGACAAACCTGCTATTGAAGAAAACTTTATTTATTTCTCTAAGCAAAGCATTGAGATGTTTGCAAACGATGAGAAGCGTGAAGTGGTTGGCCCTATTATGATTCCTAACAAGGAAATCTTACGCCAGTCTGCTGAAAATGGTTACTACTATGTACGCTTTACTGAGGAAACAATTAGAGAGATAATGTACAACTACTCCAAGAAGGGGTTGTTTAACGAATTTGGCATACAGCACAAGAACGATACTACCGATGTTGTAATGCTAGAGATTTGGATGAAAGAATCTAATAACGATAAGTCTACAGACTATGGGTTTGATCTTCCAAACGGAACAGTATTCGTAAAGGCTAAGATTGAGTCTGACGAATTATTCAATGCAATTAAGGATGGGGAGATAAATGGTTTCTCTATCGAGATTGCAGCTAATATAACACCAACAAATAAAGAAGAAATGAACGAATTTTCATTTGCTAAAGAACTTGGTAAGTTGGAGGCTCAATTTGAGGCAATGACTAATAAGTTCCAAGAGCGTATCGAAGTATTAGAATCTGAGAATGAGATTCTATTGTCATCATTGACATCTTTTGAAGAGAAGTTTATGGGAGTCGAAGATTTAAAGACTGCTATCGAAATGATTCAAAAGCACATCGAATCTATGGGCGAAATGGCTCAAGAAGAAGAAGAGGAGATGAAGGAAGACGAGAAGTACGAGGCTACTGAGGAAGTAGCTGAGGAAACTGTAAAAGAAGAGTTTACTGCTACTGAGGAGGTTACTGAAGAAGTTGCTGAGGTAGAAGAGAACTTTGAGGCTGAGGAAGAAGTAAACGAGCAAGAAGTTGAAGAGCAATTTGCCGCACAACAGACAGAAGAAGTTGTCGTTGAGGTAGAAGATAAGACTATCAAGTTTGAGCGTATCACTTCTGATAAAGTAAATCTTATTAATAAACACTTCCCGAGTTTATACTAAGACTTTGTAAATTAAGTAAAACGAATTTTTTTAAAACTTTTATATAATGGCAATTAATTCAACAGACCCTTCAGTACAACAATTAGTATGGGGTGATCGTAGTAGAGATTTGTTTATCGACTCTATGGTAAAATCTGCGGCTGTGCTTAACCGCTTTACACTTATCGATGGTGTAAAAAATAAAGTAAACGTACCTATTTTTGACGTAACTACATCTGCTTTCCAAACAGGTGATGACTGTGAATTTTCGGATAACAACACAGCTAACATCTCAGAAAAAGAGATGAGCGTTGAAACTTTTTCTTGGAACTTCAAAAACTGTAAGCACGTTCTAGAGAAGTCTTACCGTGGTGTAGCTTTAAAGAAAGGTCAGCACAATCCTGAGACTATGGATGTAGAATTCCGTAACTGGGTATTCGACTACTTCGCTAAATTAGCTTCTCAAAAAGCATTGACTTACGCTGCTACTGAGTTGATTGACGAAATGGAAAATGATGCTGATGTAAACGACTACGCTTTAACAACTTTATCTGACTATACTCAGGCAGGTGATCTAGATAAAGATAACATCCTCGCAGCTATGGAAGGTATGTACGAAGCAATGACTGACGTTATGTTGGCTGCTGTTTACGGAGATGCTGACCGTGAATTCAAACCTGCTTTCTTCTTAGGAACTAACGCTTATCAGTTGTACCAAATCGCTATTGCTAACTTGCATACGACTACTCCTGCTGGTATCGTAGCTGGTGAGCTTCCAACATTCTACGGAATGGAAGTTGTACACTTGTCTAGCCTTCCTGCTGAAAAGTTGTTCATCTCTGCGCCAAGCAACTTGGTTATGTTGACTGATGACTACAATGATGTTGCAGCTATCGATAGCGAATACGAAGCTAAAGAAAATGCTGAGTACATTTGGGGTCGTTTCAAAGTAGGTTTCTCTTACTTGAAAGGTGAGGAAATTGTACTTGGAAATCCTGCATAATAACTGAATAATAACAAAGGGGAGGGTACTGCCCTCCCTTTTTAATACCTAATAATAAATGGCTTGTAACGTAACTCTTACTGACATCACTTACTCTTGTGATGATATTGCATTGGGAGGTCTTACTAAAGTGTACTTGTTAGACAAGAATGCTTTAGATGCTACTTCTCCTGAAGTTTCTGTTTCTAGTGATGTGGTTTCAATATCTCCTACAGGTGCTACTCTTGATGCTGATGGATTAACATTTTCTATTGAGTTTAACCTAAAAGATGGTTTCTCTACATTTACTGATGTAAAAACTATTTCTGACGGATCAGTATCTGCTGTTCCTACAATTACTATCGAACTACCTAAGATGAGTTTAGCTAACAGAGATGCTCTCGAAGACCTATCTAGCCCTAACGCTGAGATTGTTGCTTTCGTTGAGACTGCTGCTGGTACTCGTCACTTGGTTGGATTTGACTATGGTTTGTTTGTATCTACAATCGATGGTGCTGCCGGTACTGCTCGTTCTGATAAAAACAGATACCAAATCACATTGACTGGTGAGCAAGTAAACCTCGCTTATCATATTACAGATGCTGAGTGGGCTAAAGTAGCTTAATACTTTTATCTTGTAAATTATAACAAGGGAGGGTTGATTAATTTCTTCCCTCCTTTTTTAATACAAAAAATATGGCTTTCAACTGTTCAACATTACTTAGCGACATTGATATCAACTGTAGTAAGATAACTGCCGGAGGTATCAAGAAAGCTATCCTTACACTTCAAAATAACATAACGATTACCTTTGATGGTAGTGATGAAACCATAGTAGATTCGGTAGACTTTGTTGATTATGCGAAGATAGCTACATTTACACACAATGTAAAAGACGGTACTACATCATTTACCGAAGCTAAGAACACTACAAACGGATTAGGGATAGTTACTACAAACATCACTATACAAACCCCTGCGGTGGATAATAAGATCAATAAGATAGACAATATGTCTCGTAGAGAGGATATCGTATGTATCTTACTGCACAACAACGACACCGTAACTATTTCGGGATGGATGGATGGTTTAACGATGAATTATGATGCTGCATCCGGTACAGGAATAAGCGATAAGTCTTATGTAAATGTTACCCTAACTACTGAAAGTGGTATAGCATCATTAGGTCTTGATAATAAGACACCTTTTGTTGATGAAACTATTTTTGATTAATGGGGTACTTAATTAATTCAGGTAGTGGTTTTTTAAAGGATGCTGTTAATGTAGCATCTGATGTAAAGACATACCTTATAAACAAGGGAGGATACCTTTACGATACCATTAGAATAGGTATTAACGACTTTGGTCAAAGGGTATTAGATGATGGTGGCACTATAGAAGGGTCTTCTTCTGCCGCAGCATCTTATAAAGAAATCACCAAGACTATATTTGATGC